ATGACAAGTGAATTATCTACGGTATTAGTTTGGTCTATGTTAGATGATTCTCAGTCATCAAGCTTTAGTGAAATAACAGAATCACAAACATCAAGTTTTAGTGAAATAACAGATACTCAAGATCCTAATTGGGAAGATGTGGCTTAATGTTAATAATTTAATTATAATTTAACGAGGTAAAAACATGGCAAGTACGTTTGATAATAATCTCAGACTTAGAGAAATGGGAACTGGTGATGAATCAGGTACTTGGGGTACTCGTACTAATGAAAATCTTGAACTGATTGGAGAGGCTTTCGGTTATGGCACTGAAGCAGTTAGTGGTACAACGCACACAACAACAATAGCTAATGGATCTACTGACCCTGGTAGAGCAATGTATCTTAAATACACTGGCGCTTTAGGCGCAAATTGCACGATAACTTTAGCGCCTAACACGATTTCAAAATTATGGTTTATTGAAAATGCAACTACTGATTCAGGTAGTTCAGGACCATACAGCATTATTATATCTCAAGGATCTGGTGCAAATATCACTATACCAAATGGTAAAACTAAATTAGTTTATACAGATGGAGTTGGGTCTGGAGCTGCTGTAGTTGACGGTTTTGATAAAATAGATATAGGTGCTAATGCAACAAGAAACGGTGGCAGTTTTAGTGATGTTACTGCAACTTCAACAACAACTTTTACCAATAAAACTTTTGATGCAGACGCAACAGGTAATAGTTTAACTAATGTAGAAGATGCCAATATTAAATCAGGTGCTGCAATAGATGCTACTAAAATAGCTGATGGCTCAGTAACAAGTACAGAGTTTCAATATATCAATACACTTTCATCTAACGCACAAACCCAAATAAGTGCAAAATTAAATTCAGCTTTACCTAATGATGCTTGGATTAGTTCCGCTGATGGCAGGAATAGACTTTATTTTACTTCAAACGCTAATACTGTAATGAAGTTTGATACTCAATGGCGAGTTGATAATAATGCTGGCACTACTATGTTGAGTTGTGATACTAGCGGTAATTTTACAGCTACAGGTAATGTAGGTGCATATTCTGATATGGCGCTGAAAGAAGACATTTACCAAATAGAAAACGCTTTAGAAAAAGTAAATCAATTAAGAGGCGTTCACTTTACTCGTAAATCAAACAGCTCAAAAGAAATAGGAGTAGTAGCTAACGAAGTAGAGAAAGTGGTGCCAGAGCTAGTAGATGAACATGAAGACAAAGAGTTAGGCACAGTAAAAACTATGAAATACGCTAATACAGTAGGACTACTTATAGAAGCAGTTAAAGATTTAAGTAAACAAGTAGAAGAACTGAAAAATGACTCTAGCAACTAGCGGTAACTTAACTTTAAATCAAATACACATAGAAGCTGGAGGCTCCTCTGGTTCAGCATGCACAATAAACGATACTGATATTAGAGGCCTACAAGCAGGTGCTGGACAAACTATAAATTCTAGTTCAGGCACTGCTATTGAAATAGGAGATTTTTATGGGGCTACTAATGATCCAAGAACTAGTTTAACAGGCTCTCCAAGTTTAACTGGTACTCTAACAGTCGCAGAGAAATATTCTGTAATTTATATTGTTAACAGTCAATATACCACTAGACATAACGGTTATGTAAATTCAAATATAAATTTAGGAACAGATAGTGTAGGAAATAATGTTCAACCTATGGGTGCTTGGCTAAATAACTCTACTTGGATGGGAGCAACTGTAGCAGGATTTTATTCTAGCTATTCAAGTGCTGCATTTTTTGGCGGTGTTCCCACTGCCGTAACCTATACTTTTGCTTTAGATAATGCAGTTTATAATTCTGGTTGGACTTCTATTTCTCTATATCATCCTTACAGTAATTATAGTAATCCTTATGTATTTACAAGAGCTTCTGCAAATTATTCTTATTATACAGGCAGGACTATTTGGACTTGGACTTTAAACACGTACACTCCTTACAATGCCTCAGCTGGTCCTGAAAATTTAATATTGGGTTCTCCTAGAGTTAACTCGTATCAAAGTACAGATTATCAAACATTAACAATTGCATGATATATTAAGGATATGGAAACTTTATTATGGATAATATTTGTATTAGTAGTTGGTAAAGCTTTATTAAAAGCTGTAGCTCCTTATGCAAATAAAACTTTAGACGATAAATTAAAAGGGTATTGGGAAGATTTAAAAAGTTATTTTTAATTTAGATTGCAGTGGACGATCTAGTTAAAATAATTAACGAAGTAGGATTTCCAATAGCAGCAACTTTAGGTTTAGGATTTTTTCTTTGGAAACTTTTAAACAAAATCATTAATGGCATGGAACAAAAAATAGATGTAGTTGATGACAAGATAAATGAAAGCATGGCAGCTATGGAAAAAAGACTAGATTCTAAATTAGACTCGCAAACGGGTATATTAATTCAGCTAATAGACAGAGTTAGATCTGTAGATAATGAAATAATACGACAAGATGTTTTATTAAAAACTTTGTTAAATGCGCCAGAGCTTATAGAGCCTGATAAATTATCTAAATCCGAAAGAGATGACAAACGTAAAGATTGATATAAAATGTAACGAAATATAAAAAAACATGGCAAGAACTACAGTAACAGAAATAGATAAAAGACTTAGCTCACATGAAGCAGCTTGTGAACAAAGATGGAGAGAAAATTACAGACGTTTAGATGCTATTGAACAAGGCATTACTTCAATAAACAAAAGTATAAGGAACAGTTTAATTTTTACCGTAACGGTATTTTTAAGTGTTACAGCTTACTTAGCGCAACAAACTCTTTTTTAACAAGGTAGGTATTTAGTATGCCTTACAATAAGATTTTATTTAAACCCGGAATAGATAAAGAAGGGACCAGTCTTACCGCAGAGAATGGTTGGTTTGATGGTAATCTAGTTAGGTTTAGAAAAGGTCTTCCAGAAAAAATAGGAGGTTGGGCAAAAAATTCTAGTTCTACTTTATTAGGAACTCCTAGAGCCTTACACGATTGGATAAAATTAGATGGTACAGATCTTTTAGGCCTTGGTACTACTTTTAAATATTACATAAAAGAGGGATCTAATTTTAACGATATTACTCCTCTTAGGGAAACAACCTCTGCTGGCGATGCAACATTTGCTAAAGTTGGAAATAGCGACGCTACGATAACAGTTACTGAAAATGGACATGGAGCTTCAATTAATGATTTTGTAACCTTTAGTGGAGCTGCAAGTTTAGGGGGTAATATAACAGCAACTGTATTAAATCAAGAATATCAAATTGCTAGTATTGTTGATGGTAATAGTTATACCATTGAAGCAAAAGATACTAGCGGCAACTCTGTTTTAGCCAATTCTTCTGATAGCGGAAATGGTGGTGGTAGCACAGTAGCAGCTTATCAATTAAATGTTGGATTAGATTCTTTTGTAGCTTCTACTGGTTGGGGTGCTGGAACTTGGAGTTCTAGTGGTTGGGGTTCTTCTACTCCTTTAGCAGCCAACAATACATTAAGAATATGGACTCATGATAATTTTGGCGAAGACTTAATAATAAATCCTAGAGCAGGTTCTTTATTTAGATGGGACGCTACCAATGGATTAACAACTAGAGCAGTAGAATTACAAAATATATCTGGAGCTAATTTAGTTCCGACTCGTTGTTTGCAAGTACTAACTTCTGATATTGATAGGCATTTAATTGTTTTAGGTTCTGATACTTTAAATGCAAATGGTACCGCAAGAACTGGCGTAATAGATCCATTATTAATATCTTTTTCTGATCAAGAAAATTTATTGGAGTTTGAATCTAAAGCTACTAATACAGCTGGTTCAATAAGAATATCCTCTGGATCTTTAATAGTAGGGGCATTAAAAGCTAGGCAAGAAACTTTAATCTGGACTGATGTTTCAATGCACTCGCTACAATTTATTGGCGCTCCGTTTACTTTTGGAGTTAATTTAATTAGTGAGAGTGTTGGTTTGATTGGGCCAAAAGCAGCAATAAATGCAGACAACGGAGCTTATTGGATGGCAGCAGATGGATTTTATTTCTACAACGGTTCTGTTCAAAGATTGCCTTGTTCTGTTTTAAATCATGTTTATGATGATATGAACTTAAATGAAGTTTACAAAAACTTTGCTTTTACTAATAGAGAATTTAATGAAGTAGGCTGGTTTTATTGTTCTAGTTCATCTACTGAACCAGATAAATATGTAGTCTTTAATTACTTAGAACAGGTATGGAGCATAGGAGAATTAGCAAGATCCTCTTGGATTGATAGAGGTATATTTCAATACCCTATGGCAATTGGAAAAGATAGTAATTCTTTTTACTTATACGATCACGAAAATGGTAATGATGCTGATGGCTCGCCAATGGATAATGTTTTTATAGAGTCAGGAGATTTTGATTTAGAAGATGGCGATAAATTTATTTCAGTTAGAGAAATAATTCCAGATATAAGATTTACCGGGAGCAATGGTAACGCAGCATTAAATGTTGTTTTAAAAACCAGAGACTTCCCAAATGATACACCGACAACAAAAGTTACCTCATCAATCACTAACACAACAAAAAAAATAGATACTAGAGCAAGAGCTCGACAAGCGATTTATAGAATAGAGTCTGACGATGACAACGATGTGTCGGTAAGAAACGGTATGGAGTTTAGATTAGGAGCAACTAGATTTAATTTTAGAGAAGACGGAAGAAGATAATGGCCAAGATACTAGAAACTAGATTGCCTTTAGCTGGGTTAGAAATAACGCCAGAAGTATTTAATAGATTAGTCAGAATATTAGAAATAAATCTGCAAAAGGTAGACTTAAATGCTACGCCTATAACAAACGAACAAAGAAAATTAATAGATAATTTTAATCCAGGAGATTTAGTATTTAATACTGATACTAATCTTTTAGAATTTTTTGATGGTTCAGGTTTTAAAGATATTACAAGTACATCAAAAACTTCTTTACAAGCAAATGCTTCTTTAGGAGAAGTAACTGTTAATGAAGAAGGATCAATATCAATAAAGGTGAGTATATAAAATGAGTAAATGGGATAGCGATACTAAATTAAGTAAAAATTTTAAACTAAAAGAGTTTGAAAAAAGTTTTGTAGCAAAGAGAAAAAATATAGATAATTGTGTTCATGATGAAGAAACTTTTAAAAACCTTGAACGACTATGTAAAAACATCGTTCAACCAATTAGGAATCATTTCAAAATTCCTTTTAGCCCTAATAGTGCTTATCGCAGTATCACTCTTAACAGATACATTGGCTCTTCTGATACTAGTCAGCATGTATTAGGTCAGGCAGTAGATTTAGAAATACCTAGGGTAAACAATCAAGATCTTTTTGATTATGTAAAAAATCAATTAAATTTCGACCAAGTAATTTTAGAATACTATGATGGTGTAAATCCAAGCAGTGGCTGGGTCCATATATCTTATGTATCAGACAAAGATAATAGGAACAGAGCCATGACTTTCGATGGTAGCCATTATAGAATAGTAGAGGATTAAGTATTATGATTGAATCACTAGTAAAGCCAGTAAGCAATTTAATTGGTAAATTTGTTAAAGATAAAGATTTACAAGCACAATTAGACCATGAGCTATCGACTTTATTTCATAAAGCTAATCTAGCTCAGATAGAAGTAAATAAGATAGAAGCTCAAGGTAAGCCCTTTCAAAGAAACTGGCGACCTTCTGTTGGCTGGATATGCAGCTTTGCATTAGGTTATCATTTTATACTATCTCCTATAATTGAGGTTATAATAAAAGTTTCTGGCTTACAAATAGATATGCCAGAGTTTGATTTTTCGCAGTTATCTGCGATTCTCATGGCACTTCTAGGAATGTCTGGGCTTAGGTCATACGATAAAATGAAAAAAACTGACACTAAAAAATGAAAAATATAAATAAAAATCAACAAGGTTTAAAATCATTAGCATCTGAAAGACCAGATGTAGTTAGAAAAATGGGCTATGATCCAGAAAGTTTTTACGCTGGCGGTTTAGCTATGTTGGCAGATGGTGGAGGAGTTGATCTTGCTGGATTATCAGATCTTTTTGGAGGCATGGCTAAAGAAGAAACTACAGCTTTCAATGCCGTCATGGGAGATGCTGTACCTGCAGCTAAGGCAAGCGTAACAAGAGTTGGTGGTTCTATGGGTCCAGATGACGCTATTGAAGAATACAAAAAAAGACAAGCGATAGAAGAAATAGAAGACCAAAAAGAAGATGAAGAGATAGCTGAAATGTTTATGGGCGGCATCATGGATTTTGCTAAAGATATGGGCAGCGGCATGATGGCTGGTTTAAGAGCACCAGTAGATTATGCTAAAGACAGAGTCGGCGCAGCTAAAGAATATTTCTCTCCATCATCTCCGGGCGTAGAACTAACTGAAGGAGCAGAAAAAGGTATAAAAGAAATTGTAGAAGACGCTACAGGCAAAGATGCTGAAGATCTTACAGAAGAAGAAAAGGCAGAGGTTTTAGCTGACCAGTCAATGGACAAAAAAGAAAAGAAAAAAGCAACTGCTGGAAAAGTAGCAGATGGTTTAGCTGCTCTAGCAGAAGGTATGGGCGGCATGGGCGGAGGCCAAATGTCTGAAGGATTTGTAGGACAACCTATCGGAGCTAGCCAAGTTCCTTTTACAAGAGTTGGTATGGCTGAAGGCGGAATGGCTGAAGACGGTATTAGAAACATGTTTATGGGAGGAGAAGCTACATTTACTTATGCTCCATTAGCTAATTTATATTCTGGTATTGGAGGGTTAGGAGATGCTGGAGTTTTTAATAATCCTGTATCTGCTAATATGTCTAGATCTTCAATGGAAGACGAACAAGCAGCAAGTCAAAGAGAAATGTTATCTTTAATAGACAGATCTCCTTTGTCAGCAGCTGATAAAACAATTCAAAAACAATTGATAAACTTACAAGTAGGACAGCAGACATTACCTTTAAGTCCTCAGTATGTAGCTTCTGACGCACCATACAAAGCGCTTTACAGACCATATTTTTCTGAGGTAACAAAAGCTTACAATGCTGCTAACCCCGGACCTTTTAGCGCTATGGCAGCTCCTCCTAAAGAAAGAGTAGATTTTAATTTGGGTATGCAAGCAGATGGTAAAATGTCGGCACCAAGAAAAGTCGCTGGCGTAGAATACGCAAATGATGGAATGTTAATTGAAGGCAAATTTTTTCCAGAAACAGATGAATTAGTATCTGGCCCTGGAGGAGAGCGTGAAGATAAAATTCCAGCAATGTTAAGCGATGGTGAATTTGTTGTTAATGCTAGAACTGTAAGAGGTTTAGGTATGCAAATGGGTGCAGACCCAATGGATTTAGAAGAACAAAAAGATATAGGCGCTATGGTGCTTGAATATTTACAAGATACTTTGGGACCTAATGGAGAGATGGCTGAAAAAATAGGCGAAGAAGGATTAGGCGCTTTAGTAAGAAGCATGGCATGAGTAAATTTACTTTAGATAAACTTTCTTTTAACGAACAAGATGGCAAAGATATAGCTGACTTTTTAGCTAGATATTTTCATGCCGAACATTCCTTAGATGGCGGCAAGTCTCCAAAAATACATTGGGGCAAAACATCTTGGCAGATAAACAATGTCTTATTAAAAGGCATTGTCTATGTGGTAAGAAAAAACGAAAACATCATTGGTACTTTAGGTTTAAAAGAATGCTCACACTGGTGGTCAGATGACGCTTTTATAGGTGATACTTGGTTCTTTGTTAGACCAGAATTTAGAAATGTTAAAGATGATGTAAAGCCTTCTAATATGTTATTGGAAGCTGGCATGAAATATGCTGAAGAACAAAATTTACCATTGATTATGGGCATATATAATGTCGGCAGTCTGGATAAAGCAGAAAAATTATTATTAAATAAAGGGTTTCACCAAATAGGTGGAACTTATTATAATGGCATAAATAGGTAATATTATGGGTTGTACTTGCGAACAAAAACAACAAGAAGGGCCACCAGCTAAAGCAGTTGAGTTGCCTACTACTGGTTATTCTTTTATATCTCCTTATATAGAGGACTATAGTAGAAGAATATTAGGATCTTATTTTGGAGAGCCTGGACAATACGAAGGCTTAATATCTCAAGAAAGACCTATACCTATTGAAGGCACAGCACAACTATCTGATTTAGAAAGACAAGCAGCAACTGGTGCTGGAGGTTTAGAAAGATTTGCAGGCTATACTCCAGAAGGCATTAATTATTTAAGAGATGCTGGCGCTTTAGCGAGAGATCCTATGGCAGCAGCTCAAGCTAGATTTAATCCTTATGAAGATGCTGTAGTACAACAATCGATAGATGATATTACCAAAGCTTATCAACAACAGGATATTGGTATAAGAGATGATGCCTACAAAGCTGGAGCTTACGGCGGTTCTAGAGGAAGACTAGCACAAGCAGAAAATCAAACTGCTTTAGGTAGAGGTTTGCTAGACGCTGTTAGTGGTATTAGAAGACAAGGATTTCAAGATGCTCAAACTCAAGTTGGTCAGAATATAGGTCAACTATCTAATATTGGTAGTGGTATATCTAATCTCGCTGGCGCTGGACAACAACAAGCGATCGGCAGAATAGGTGCAATGGCTACTCAAGGTGCTGCTGCAAGAGGAATAGAACAAGCAGACATGAGTAGAAGATTTAGAGCAGCTGATAAACTAGCTGATGAACCATTCAACAGACTACAAAGAGGTCAGCAACTACTAGCTGGAATGCCTGCTGGAGGTGTTTCTGGGGGCACAGGAGCTCAAATATATCAACCACAAGTATTTACTCAACCTTCACCATTATCTCAAGCAGCTGGATTAGCTTCTGCTGTTACTGGTGCAGTAGCCATGAGTGATGTTGAGTTAAAAGAAAACATTAGAAGAGTAGGAGATTATGACAACAACCTTGGCTGGTACGAATGGGATTGGAATAATAAAGCTAAAGAAATAGGAATCGAAGCAGAACCTACTGCTGGATTCTTAGCGCAAGAAGTTCTTGAAGTAGAGCCAGAGGCAGTAACTATTAAAGATGGTTACTACGCAGTTGATTACTCGAGGTTAATGAAGTGAGCAAAGGTATAGGTGATTACACAAAATACCTTGTCGGAGATGAAGGATTTCTTATTGACACTAGTAATCCTGGATCAGCTTTACTGGATCTTGGCATTTTAGGTTTGGCTGCTACTGGAGTTGGAGCGCCTATTGCTGCTGGATTAAAAGCTGGAACAAAAGCAAGAAAAGCAAAAAAATTAATAGAAGAAGCCAAGAAGGCTCGTAAAAGACGTTTGGCTGAAGCTGGTACAGCAGAGGCTGGAACTTCAACTGGAGAAATTGCAGGTTTAATTATGGGGGTTGACGGTATGGCTAAAGGTGGCTTAGCTGATTTACCAGTGCAGCATGCTTTTAAAGGTCTTAATGTAGGTAAAGCGATTGCAGATTATTTTCTTAAAACAAAAAAAATAAAATCTGAAATGCCTACAGGACAAGCTGGACCTTTTACAGTTAAAGGAAAAGAAATAGACCCATCTAAATTTAAGTCAGAAAAAGAAATTAAAAGTTTAGATAAAATGAATGTAGCAGAAGCTGGATTGCTTACATCCATATTAGGTTTAATGGGAGGTATATCAGCCACTAAAGACAGAACTAAAGAAGAAGTTACTGAACAAGCAGCTCCAGCTTCAATTAAAGAACCAGAGAAGGAAACATTCTTAGATAAATTAAGAGACATGGACCCAGCTTTAGCTAGAGCTTTGATTGCAGGTGGGGCAAAGATGTTGCAACCAACCGAAGGTCCAGCAAGAAGTTTCTTAGGACTTGGTGAATTTGGCGAAGGATTCTCAGAATCTTTAGCTGCTTCAGAAGCTGGTAAACCAGTTGAGCAAAAGGCTTACGAGGCTTATGTTGCTTCTATTCCAGAAGGACAAACAGTTCCTACTTTTGCTGACTACATGAACTATTTCACTTTAAAACAAGAAGATAGAATGGCTATAGAGTCTAGAGTAGAAGAAATTCTTAAAGAAAGACATGGTAGTGACACAAAATTATCAAATGTAGTTCTTGTATCAAAAGATCCAGTTACTGGTAAAGACAAAGTAATAAGAGCAAATGAAGCTTTATTAAACGCTGGAGTCAATTATAAAGAAGTAGCTAATAAAATAGCTGCAGAAGCAATACCAGCAGCTAAATTGGAAGAATGACGCATGCCTGTAATAGACATAGACGGAAAGAAAGTTTTTGTCCCAGAGGGTACGTCTGACCCAGAATCAGCAGCAAGAAGAACATTAAAATCAGTTTCAGGAGGAGAAAGTTTTCTAGGTGAAGTTGGTAGAGGTATAGGTGCTGGCTTAGTTGGCATACCTCAAGGTATTGCTACATTAGGCTCGACCATAGTTGATGGTGTCTTTGATACTGATTTAACTGACAGTCTTAATAAATACTTTGAAGAATTTAAACCAGAGACAAACAGCACGGCTGGTCACATCGCTCAATACATAACTCAATTTGGTATTCCTGGGATAGGAGTTGCTAGTGCTTTATCTAAAGCTGGTAAAACTGCACAGATATTATCTGCTGGTGCTGTAGATGCAGCGGTTGCTACTGACGATGTAGAAACTCTATCGGATTTATTTTTTGATGAAGTTAGCGATCAAGAAAGATTAGCTTCAATCAATGGTTCTGAAGCAGCGGCCAGTAGATTGTTAGAAAGAGTTGCAGTATTTGGTGAAACTGCTGGAATAGTTGGAGCCTTACCAGTAGCTTTAAAAGCTTTAGCCAAAACTGGAAAAGCAACTGTAGATGTTGCTGGAGTAGCAGCAGCACCATTAGTAAAAGCAGTGGCATCTAGCCCAGTTACTACTGCTGTTACTAATAGACTCATGCCTTCTACTGGACAAAAATTTACTAGCGTGGAAGATGCAATAAATGAAAGATCAAATAGTTTCATGGACTTTGTTAAAGATAGATTTACTTTTCAAGGTGGATTAGTAAGCGATGATATTGCTCAATTAAAAGAAGCTCAAGTTCAAGAAACGAGAAGACAATTAGCACAAGTAGAGCAAGACTTTGGAGAAGTAATGACCACAATAAAAAAAGCTGGAGTTCGAGGAACTTTAAATGCTACAGATCAAGATAATTTAGCTAAAGCTATTGGTGATTATTATTCGCCATTGACTAAGCTTAGTTACAGAGATGATGCTATGGAGATATTAGCTGATCCAAATTTAAAAAGAAAAGTTGCAGAAGATATTCAAAATAGAGCTTTACAAGTTATTAAAAGTTACGAAGATGGAGTTGGAAATAAAATAGATTATAAAGCTTTAGGCATACCCGATAATCAAAAAATATCTACTTTACTAGAACAGCAAAGAGAGATAGTTGATTTAAATTCAAAAGCGATTGATGACTTCGCTAAAGATTTTGATAACACATTTATACCAGAGGATTATGGCAACATCTTAAAAGATAACTATCTTCTTTACACAAACAGAAGTTACAAAGCTATGATTGATAATAGTTATGTTGTAGATCCAGAACAAAAAGCAAAAGCAATTACAGAATTAGAAAATGCTTTAGTAAGTTCTGGAATGAAAAATGGTACTGAAGCAGAAAGAAAAATATTAAGAGCTAATGCTGAAAAAGCCTTTGATGATTTTACATCTGGTAAAGCAGATGCTTTTCAATTTGAAAGTCCACAAGGAAATGCAAATGTTTTAACTGGAGCAGTAAGAAAAGATATTTTAAAAGGCAGAACTTTAGATAACTTGCCAGAGGTAAGAAAAGCTTTAGGAGAAGTAGCTGGATATTTAGAACAAGACTGGAGCAAATCTTTAGCCAATACACAATTACAAGCTTTTCAAACGGTAAAGAAACAAGCCAATCTAGTTGGTAGAGTTCAATTGTTTGATGATCTTAATAAATTAAATAAAGATGCACAGCTGTATGACATCAAACCTTTTATCTTTGATGAACAACAAGTCACTGGTTTAGGAGTAAATAGGTATCAACCCGGCGAATCATTTGAAGTAGGCGGTAAAGAGTTTGTAAAGTTTGATGATAAAGCTGGGCCACTAGCTGGTAAAGTTGCATCGAAAAGATTTTATGATGCTTTATTAGATTCTACAGGAACTCGTTTAGACAATATTTATAACGCTTTAGGCACACCATACAAAACTTTTTTATCTTTGAAATCAGCAGCGCAATACAACAAAACAGTATTGAGTCCGTCCGCACAAATTAGAAACCCAACTGGTGGTATTTTAATGACTCTTGCCGCTGGTAATATTCCAGGGGCTACTACTTTAGCTAAAGCTTTCGGCAAAGTATTTAATAGATTTAACAAAGATCCAGATAAAAATACTTTTGCTGTAAAGCCAGACAAAGATCTAATAGCTAGTGAAACTGTTAAGTTAAAAAAATTAGGAATCATAGATGACAGTGCTGCGGCTATGACTGGTGAGATTGAAGACCTAGCCAAGTTTGCTGAACAATCTAATTTTGTTGGTAAGGTTGCTAACAGTAAATTAATAAAAGGATTTAGAAATAGTGGTTTTAATAAAGGTGCTAGAAAAGCTTACACTGGATCAGATAGTGTTATTCGTGTAGTTAATTTTTATCAAGAAAGAGACACTTTATTAAGAGCTCTATTAAAACATGGTGATAGTGCAATACCAGTTACATCTGTAAAAAATAAAACAGCTATTCAAGGAACCAACGTAACTGGTAATCAATTGCTCGGAGCTGAAAACGTAGCAAAATTAAGAGAAGCTTTTGAAACAAAACCAATAAAGAAAGGTAACATTGAAAAATTTTTAGATGATAATTTAGGAAACAAAGAATTAAAAAATAAATTCATGAGTTTTTTAGACGAAGAGAGTGCACAGTTAGCAAAGAATCATTATCAAAATTACAACAGAGTAGGAAATATAGTTGGCGATTTAGCCAAGTTACCTATTGGTAACTTTGCTGCTTTTCCATCTGAAATAATTAGAACCATGGGTAACATTGGTTATCGAGCTGCTCAAGAGTTAGCTAGTGGTAATCCAGAGCTGCAAAAGAAAGGTATGAAAAGAGCAGTAAGTGCATTGACTGTAACTACTGCCTTCCCAGCCGCTATGGTTGAGCTAGGTACACAACTGACTGGAGCAGACAGAGAGCAGATAGATGCTTATAAAAGATCTTTTGCTCCTCCCTGGGATAAGACAGCTACATTGGTACCAACTGGAACTGATAGTCAAGGCAACATAACTCAAATGATGAATTTAAGTTATACAAATCCTTATGATTATTTATCTAGACCTTTTTCTAGATTGATAGCGGAAGCTGAGGAAGGAGAAGCTAAAGGGGAAAGTTTAGTTAATAGATATACTCAAGGATTTATGTATGGTTTGTACGAACTAACTAAACCTTATGGAACTCTTTCTATTTCAACTCAATTGCTTCGTGATACAGTAATAGGGGAAACAGAAACAGGCAGAAGACTTTATTCTGCTAGTGATACTTTTGGTGACAAGGCCACTAAAGCTTTTGTGCACAACCTACAAGGCATGGCTCCACCAATTTTACCTTTTGATATTACTTCTGACCCAGCTGGTGGTATTTTAGGAATAGGTGCATCAATAAAAGATTTTCCAACAGCGGTGTTTAATAGCACTGGCTTGATGGGAGATGATAAATTAATTAATAGAAAAGGAAATAGAATAGATCCAGCTGAAGCTTTAGTGCAAGGATTCAGTGGTTTAAAAATTATCAAACCACAAATAGGCAGAACTTTAAGATATAGAGGTTTTGAAACTAACGATGTAATTAGAGCAGCTGCTAACGAATTTAATAGAGTTGCTAGATCTGCTAATGTTAGAGAAGCAGAAGACTTTACCAAAGCTTACATAGAATCTAATGAAGGTAGATACAGAGGTATGAGAGATCTTTATTTAGCTATAGAAGATGCAAGACTTTTGGGTTTGAGTGAGCAAGAGATATTAAAAGAACTTAAAACAGCTAAAGTTGCTAACGCTGATTACGTTATGGCTGGCTTGTTTAAACCTTCAGAACTTAGTAAAGAAGTTATCACAGAGGCTTATAGAGAAGATTACAATAAAGCTAGAAACTTTTTACCAACTTCAGACATTGGTTTTGCGCAAAGACAATTAACAGGACAGTCATTAGAAGGTGGTTATCAAACTCCGCAAGAAATAGCTGATCAAGTTAAGCCAACAAGAACTAATGTAGCTCCTCAACCAAGCGCTTTACGACAACAAGAACTTAATAAGTTATTAGGAATAGATTAAATACCAAACTTAATATGATCGGCACTACCATTTTTCTCAGCTATTTCTATTTCTTTAGTAGCTTTTTCGACCAACCATTCAACCGTGTTAGCACGGGTTCTATGAGTTAATGATGCGAGTTTGCCTAGTTTTTTGTGAGTCTCTTTGTTTACTCCAATGGTTACATGGGTTGCCATATAGCTTCTCCTGGTATGTCAATTGTTTCTTAAAATATATAAAAAATTGTATAATAAATTATGGGCTATAACAAGTACGGAGCTATAAAAGTGAAGCTAGATGGTATCACATTTGATAGCAAATTAGAGGCGGCAAGATATAAATTTTTAAAAGAATTAGAATCTGCTGGCGCAGTGTCAGACATAGAAGTTCATCCACAATTTCCATGTTTTGTTGAAGGTAAAAAGATCTGCACTTACATAGCAGACTTTAAATATAAAAACGTCAAAGGAGAAGAAGTCATAGAAGATACTAAGGGAGTATTGACTGATGTCTTTAAATTAAAAAAGAAATTAGTAGAAGCAATATACCCAGACGTAACCATAGAAATTATTCAATCGCCTAGGGCCTAATGTCTCAAAAAACTAGGACTTGTACGCTTTGCAAGAAGAGACGGAAGATTAAATTTTTTGAAGCTAGAGAACAAGTTGGTGGTGGCACAACCTATCGTGGTCTTTGTAGAGATTGTCATGTGATAGATAGAAACAGAAAGCGATCATCAAGTTACAAAAGTTTTTTAAATTTACTTCACAATCAACTAAGACATACTAGAGTTAGTAAGAATCCAGAAAGAGAATGGGAGATAACGCCAGAAGATTTAATAGAAATATGGGAAACTCAAGATGGTCTTTGTGCTTTGTCTGGCGTATTGATGACTCACTATCGAGATGGCAGTGGTAAGAAAGATTTAAATGTAACTATCGACAGAATAGATCCAGAGGAATGGTATGTCAGATATAACATTCAATTGGTTTGTCAGCGTGCCAACATCATTAAACACACTCTGAGCGAGGACATGTTGCTCTGGTGGTGTGAAAATATCATAAGAAATAAAAAGAAATAAAAAATTTTTTTTATATACAAAAATATTTTGTATATAATCCGCGCATGAATTTGAAGAATATACTCACCGGGAGTGCTGGGTATATCATTAGTGTCAGCTTCTCTATATATATGATGAACATATATTTAGCGATCTACACTTAAACCAGTGCTTACTTATAGATCTGTTTTATTTTATAGCCTTTCTCAGAGTTGTTAAGGTTTATCATCTTGCGTTCTAATTTTGGTAATGATTGCCAGAACACTGGAGAGTGTTGGTAATCATATAAACCACAAACAGAACAACGACCGTTTTCCATACTGGTAGGCCAGTGGCAGGCGTTGATGCAAGGATAATCAGCGAGACTAGTAGTTTCGCCTCTAAGACTAGCTATGTTTTTAAATGTAT